ACAAACAGTCAGAATGAAATCATTGAAGTTGAAGGGCAGACTATGCTGAGCGCCACGGCCAAGACCCTAGACCAGATCCTGGCAGATCGCAACGCCAAAGATCCTAGGCTGCCGCAAATCACGGCAACTGAAAAGGCGGCGGCGATGCTGGATAAGTTGACCACACCTAAATCTCTTATTCCCAGAGCCACGCCACGGGCGCCATTGCCCTTGTCTGCGGATATGCTTTAGTTCCTGGGGACGGGCTTAGGAATTATAGCGTAGCGGAACGCCAGGCCGTGGCCGCATGGCGAAGCCACGAGGTGACGCGGGGTCCCCTGTCAAGGCCGGAGGAAAATTTGCGAAGCAAATTTTACGGAGCCCGAAGGGTTTGCCTTGATTGGGGTTAGTCACCGAAGTAAGCTAGCCATGGCGGCTGCGCGCCTGAAGTGGAGCGGAGCGTAGATTTGACTTAGCTTTTAATATCTTTATCTATCTATACTATCTTTAATCAACCAAGCACTCGTGGAGAGTTAAAATGAGCAATGTCAGTGATCCTGCACGTTACGGCGCTGCCGTTACTCCTTCTGATTCAATCAACCTTGCTGCACCTACACGCTCACTTTATGTAGGTACAACTGGAAACATCTCTGTTGTGATGCTGAATGGTACTGTAGTTTTTAACACAGTGGCTGTTGGAATTCTTCCAGTTCAATGTACGCGTGTGAATGCTACTGGTACCACGGCATCTAACATTGTTGCCCTCTGGTAAGCAATCATGCAGCTGTCAAGTCTTAGTTTAGCACTAACTAGGCTACGCGATGCCATTGCAGGTGGCCCGCCGCCTGGCGGTAATTTTACTGTGCTAAATTCCGCAGGCACTAGTTATTCTGCACCTACTACTATTCTTGACTCTGCAGGCACGAGTTACACTGTCACAAAAACTGTGCTAGACAGCGCTGGCACTTCGTACACTGTTGCGTAAGGACTCATCATGGCAGATTTTCAAATTGTAGCTCTTGATCCGACCACGCCGCAGTTGCGTGCGCCTGGGGCTGCCGACCAATACAGTCTTCCTCGGCCTATTAACGGCGCCAATATTAATTATGCAGCTATTAACGTTTCGGCCGCGTTTACGATGATTGCGTTTTATAACGGCCGAATCATTAATTGCACAGCAAATACTTTTACTATTACATTGCCAAACTCCGCGACGCTAGATGCGGGGTTCAACTGCTGGATTAACAATATTGGAACTGGCACTATTACCTTGGCCGGTTCCAGTATTGACGGATTTTCTTCGATTATTTTGCGTCCGGGAGAGGGCATACAAATTTACGGCGAAGGAGCTACAAACTGGCAGGTTGTTGGCAAGAGAGCAATGCGGGCCTACGCCGAAAATATGCCTAGTGCTACCCGCGCTGAGGCTCAAGCGACGGCGGCTGTAGCAATTGGAAATAATGCTTTAGCATCCGGTCTTTATTCGCTTGCTCTAGGATATTCTACTGCCAGCGGACTTGCGTCTGTTGCTATTGGCGGGTATGGGTCAAAGGCAACTGCAAGCGGAAGCTATTCTACTGCAATAGGATTAGGTGGAACTGGCAATGGAGGAGTTTCAATAGGCCCCGGATCTATAGTTTTGGGGTCATCGTATGCAAGCGGGAATGACGCGTTTGCGGTTGCAATCGCAAATAACAGTACAAGTTTTGGCGCAACAGGCACATCAAGCATTGCTTTGTGTGATAGGGCAAAAGCTACAGCTACCCGGGCAATTGCTATTGGGCAGCTGGCAACAGCTACGGCAGCTGATGCTATAGCCATTGGCCACGGCACTACAACTGCTGCTGGCAGTGGCTCTGTGGCTCTTGGATTTGCGAGCGTTGCTGACGCTAACTATACATTAGCACTTGGTACATATTCGCGCCCAGCAATCCAGGGTAAGCTTGCATATGCTTCTGGGGCGTTTGCATCGGCTGGAGACGGCCAACAAGGTACATTCGTTCTAAGAAACCAAACAGCTGGCACAACTCCCAGGGTACTGACAACGGATGGCTCTACTTCCCCTGGGGTGACTAACCAGGTGATCCTTCCCAACAACAGTGCGCATACATTTACGGGTCTTGTTGTTGCTCGACAGCAAACGTCTGCCGGTACGCAGTCTGCAGCCTGGAAACTTGAAGGATTGATCCGGCGGGATTTAACCGCTGCAACTACAACGCTTGTGGCATCTACTGTTACTGCAATCAGTAACGTTCCTGGCTGGACTTTGGCGTTGTCGGTAGACACCACAAATGGAGGTCTTGCTGTGACTGCAACTGGCGGCACTGGACTTAACATACGATGGGTAGCTACCGTCGAAACCTGTGAAGTAATTTACATCTAAGGAGCCATCATGGCACTCGAGCTTGACATTCAAACCACGCAATTTGGTGTGCCGTTTTCAGGCGCGTATTTTCGAGTAGTGTCCGCATCTATTATGCGGCAGCGACTCTTGGAGCATAAATTTATTGTAATTATTGATGTTACTGCATACGGCACTAGTACTCCAACTGAGGCTACACATCCAGTAGATTTTCGCCGTTATCCTGCACCGCTTGAGGAAATTGAAGCTCAGGTTGGCACTGAGTTCTTGGCAAAGTGCTACAACTGGGTTGCAAATCAACCTGACATGGCAGGCAGCACGCCAGCATAATGACTGCTAATACTACTGAACTAGGAACATCATCTCAGGAAGCAGCGGAGCTCTCTCGTAGAGATCTAAACTTCCTGGGAATGTTGGCTGCGCCAGAGGAATTCACATATTCCTTTCCGCCATTTTATATTACACTGTTCTCACTCTTAACTAGCTTTACAAAGAAGCTAGAACGATATGCCATAGGTATTCCACGGGGCTTTGCAAAAACTACTTTTGTCAAGCTCCTGTGCCTATGGTATATTCTTTTTTCGCACAAGCAATTTATTTTGATCGTTGGCGCTAGTGAAGACCTAGCCGTTAATACACTCTCAGATATTTGTGATCTTTTGGGCAGTCCTAATATCCGCAAATTGTTTGGTAACTGGCAAGCACAGATAGAAGTTGACACGCAGGCTTTAAAAGTATTTCATTTTCGCGGTCGCAACATTATTCTCCGGGCCATTGGCGCTGGCACTGCAGTCCGCGGGATTAACAGAAAAAACAAGCGCCCAGATGTCATCATTATGGATGACGTGCAAAAACGTGAAACATCTGAGAACAAAGACCTCAGTGACCAACTCCTAAAGTGGATTTTGGGTACGCTGATGAAAGCTCGTTCCAATGATGGGTGTACATACATCTATGTTGGAAACATGTACCCGCAAAACTGTATTCTTGAAAAGCTCAAGCACAATACTCAGTGGACTTCTTTTATCGTCGGTGGCATTCTTGCAGATGGCACAAGTCTTTGGGAAGAATTGCGGCCAATCGAAGAACTGATCAGCGAATATCAGTCTGACTCTGAACTTGGCCATGCAGACATCTTTATTTCAGAAATTCTGAACAGCACCGATATTGCAGCAGCGAGTGGAATTGATATTTCTCGCATTCCAGTCCTGCCATCTTATTATCACGATGCAGATTCCGAAGGTTCGTTCATCATCATTGACCCCTCCGCCGGAAAGAAAACATCAGATGACTGTACTATTAGCCATTACAGTGTTTGTGATGGTAAACCCGTATTTGATGATCTACTTCATGGGACATTCTCTCCACTGGAGACAATACAGGCTGCCATTCGGTTGGCACTGGAACGCGGCACGCGACTCATAGCTGTGGAAGGTGTAGCGTATCAATCTACGCTCCTTTACTGGTTTGAATTTTATTGCGAAAAAGAAGGCATTTCTGGTTTTGAGTTTGTAGAACTCAGTCCCAAAGGGCAGGCTAAGAATAATCGTATCAAGCGCGGCCTGCTACGGCTGATCTCAGGCGAAATTTACCTGCATCCAAATGTGCGCAGCAAAGTCCTGTCGCAGATCATGGACTGGAATCCACTCAAGATCAGTAATGTAGACGATATCATTGATCCAATCGGCTATGTGGATGAACTCATGCGTGAGTACCCGCACCTGATTGTAAAAACGATCTTTGATGTAGATTCTGAAAATGTGTCTGCTACGCACGCGGATACACTGGCGTTGCCGTATTAATTTCGGCTGACGCCTCCAACCAAGGACTCCAAATGGCAACGAGCATTTCTCTCGTCAACACTCTGAACATCGAGCAGCGCAAGGAGTTTTTGCAATACGCAAAAGATTGCGCTTGGCGTCTTAGCAATTCATCTCTTTCCGATTTCCGCAGTCTTTTGCGTTATCGTGACAAAGCATATCAGCGCCAGCTCAATGTCACGGATGAGCACATTAAAGCTGTCCGTGCAAACATGCTTGGAGACGCTCGTAAGATTCAAGACATGACTGTGCCCATTGTCATGCCCCAGATTGAATCTGCAGTTGCTTATCAGACTGGCGTCTTTCTGACGTCTTATCCAATTTTTGGCGTTGTATCTACGCCGCAGAATCAGTCTCTTGCCATGCAGTTTGAAACTGCGCTCGGCGATCAGTCTATTCGTTATGGCTGGGCACGGGAGCTGATGAAAATTTTCCGTGACGGCTTCAAATATAATTTTGGTGCGGCAGTTGTTGAGTGGAAAAAGACTCCGCTCAAATCCATTGTTACAGACACCAGTATCTCTGCTGCAGGCCTTGCTGCGCTAAAAGACTATTCCTACGGTGGAAACTGCATCAAGCGTGTTGACCCGTACAACTGCTTTATGGACATGACCGTGGCGCCTGCGCAGTTGCACACGGATGGTGAGTATTTTGGCTACAATGAGATCATCAGCCGGATTCAGCTCAAGCGCTTGTTTTCTGTCCTTGACAGTCAAAAGACGACTAGCGCAGCTGAGGCATTCAAGTCTCCCTTCACTGGATCTTCCCAAGATGATTCGTCTGCCATAAATTATTACATTCCAGAAATCAACAAGTATCTTAACCTGTCCCAGCTGCAGTACGGCACCAATAACTGGGGCCAATGGATGGGCTTGGCGGGTTCGAGTAATAACAAACTTGAGTACCGTGATCACTACTTGATGACGCACTTTTTCTGCCGTGCCTTGCCGTCAGATTTTGGTGCGCGTGGAAATCAAGTTAAATTGTACCATGGGATCATTATTAACTGGTCTGTTGTGATTTTTGTAGAAGAGTTGAATGTCGGATACGATTATCTTCCCACGGTCATCATGCAGCCGCATGAAGATGGCTTGGGCTATCAGACGCAATCCATGCTTGACAATGCGCTGCCATTCCAAGACATGGGCTCTGCTTTGTGGAATATTTCGCTGGAATCCAAGCGGCGGCTTGTCTTTGATCGTCTGATTTACAATCCCAGACTCATTGACAAGAAAGATATTGACGCAGTTTCTAGTGTTAGCCGGATTCCGCTGCGTAATGCTTCGCTGGCCAAAGATGATAACGCTATGGCCCGGGCCGTGTACCAGATCCCGTATCGTGAGGACAATTCTGGCACCAATATTCAGATGTCTGAAATGATTTCTGCAATGGCGGATCAAGCCACAGGGCAGAACAAAGTGGATCGTGGCCAGTTCCAGAAGGGTAACAAAACTAAGACTGAGTTTGAAACCACGATGTTGAACTCGAACTCGCGCCAGCAGCTTTGCTCGCTGACGATTGAGCATCAGTTCATGACTCCAGTCAAAGAGATTGTCAAGTCAAACACGCTTCAATATCAGCAACCTGGCACTATTCTCAACCGAGAAGAGCGCTCAATGGTGGATGTTGATCCTGTGGCGCTGCGTCAAGCAATTCTTGAGTTCAAACTCACAGACGGGCAACTTCCTGCTGAGAAGATGCTCAACTCCAATCTGCTGACTGTGTTCTTGCAGACTGCTCAGGCGCTGCCTGCAGTCGGCACAGAATACGATGTGCTTGGTATGTTCCTGTACTGGGCAAAGTTGCAGGGTGCATACTGGCTTGAAGATTTCAAGCGCAGTCCTGAACAGCAGCAGCAATTCCTGCAGACTCTCCAACAGACTTCTGCAGCTCAACAACCGCCGCAAGCGCCAACAGCGCAACCAGCATGAGAACAGTAACACTTGATGCCGGCAGTAGGTTTTGCCGGCTCACACTGAGTCCAGAGGATGAGAACCTTGCAATGCAAGTCTCTCCTTTGTTCCTTGCGTATCTTCAAAACAAAATTGAGGCGTATGCAAGCGCTCTCGTAGAGAGCAAACTTCCATATAATCCCGATCCAGGGAAGCAAGTGGAAGCAATCCTGGCTCACGAAAGGCTCCGCAGTTTTGTGGATGCTTATCAAGAGCTTCAATCTGAGCTGCTTACAGCTCTCGCAACTCCTGAGCAAACTGAAAGGTAATCATGGCTTTTCTTCCTGGTATTTTTGGTCGTGGCAATGCACCGGCCCCGGCGCCTGCACCTGTGGCAACTCCGCAACCGGCGAACACTCCGCCTGTCAACATGAATCAGAATCCTACTGGGTTGCCTGCATCTATGCAGCAAGCTCCGGCGAATCCTGGTGCAAATCCTCAGCAGATGGTTAACGGCTCCAACGCAGCTGTTAATCCGCTGGATAATTTCTCCAACATGTTCAAGCCCAAGCCTGCGGACCCCAATGCTCCCAAGGCTCCAACGCTTCAAGATCCTTTGCTTGGTCCGCTGGATCCTTCTGCTTTCAGGCAGCAGATTGCCCAAGCAAATTTTGCTTCTGGCATTCCGCAAGAAACTTTGCAGAAAGCCTTGTCTGGAGATGCTCAGGCTTTTACAGAAGCCATCAATAGCGCTGCGCGCGAGGCGTTTGCAGCAGCTGCGCAACTCTCTCATGGCCTTGTTGAGCACGGCGCCCGCACTGCTGCGGAGCGTGTGAATGGCTCACTGGATTCGCGCATCA